AGACTTCTCCAGGTTCAAGGTGCTTTTCGAAGATAAGCTTATGCAAGATAGGCTGCTTGTGCGCTTCGGCGCGCAAGCCTAGGGGTGCCCAGTCGTGACGAGTGGCCAGGAGCCAAAAGTGAGTGACGCTTACAAGTTGCTACCTCCTGGTCAGTTGGCCGTCAAGAGACGGCTGGGTGCCACTAAAACCCGCCAATGTCTGCGCATTGGCGGGGTTTCCCCAAACATCCAAATTGCGCCATTTAATGAAAACTTAGCTACTTTACGGAGGGCTGTTGCTGAGAGGGTCTTTCTTGTGAAAGAGGAAGGCAAATTTGTTCCGCCCCCAAAACCTGATGTAGGCGTCTTCGAAACGCGATTAGCTCCGGTTCGAAACTTATTAGTTCCCCATCTTCCTTCGACCTGCCCGTTGAGCTTTCAAGCTACTGTTGAAACGTTCCGGGGATGCAAGAGGGTGAGGTATGAAAAGGCTTTGCAAAAGATAGTGTCTACCCGCACGGACGTTGCAAAGGAAGCTGAAGTCAGTGTATTCGTAAAGTATGAGAAGACCGATCGTACGCTTAAAAGTGATCCAGTCCCACGGGTCATATCACCAAGGACACCTGAGTATAATCTACGAATCGCCAGATATTTGCGCAAAGTGGAGGAGCCCATTTTTGACGCACTCGGTGCCCTTTTCGGACATAAGACGGTAATGAAAGGCGTCACAGTGACGGAGACAGCTAAACTTCTAAGGGAGAAATGGGATATGTATCGTAACCCAGTTGCTGTAGGACTTGACGCCTCGCGCTTCGACCAGCATGTGTCTAGGCAAGCCCTCGAATTTGAACATTCAATTTATGAGAGATGCTTTGCTTTGAAGAAGGATAGAAAGAAATTAAAGACTCTACTCAAGCACCAACTTGTTAACAAATGTTCTGGCTACGTCCCTGACGGGTCAATTAAATACAAAGTTGATGGTACGCGCATGAGTGGTGACATGAACACGTCGTTGGGCAATTGTGTGTTGATGTGCATGATGATTAAAGCATATGCACTTAAGACGGGCATCAACATGCAGTTAGCCAACAACGGCGATGATTGCGTTGTGTTCATGGAGAAGTCTGAATTGTCGAAATTTCAATCCTGTCTGAACAGCTGGTTCCGTGAAATGGGTTTCAACATGGTTGTAGAAAAACCCTCTTATGAATTCGAACAGATAGAATTCTGTCAAACTCGTCCTATATTTGATGGAGCTATCTGGATGATGTGTCGCAATCCTTGGACAGCCATTGCTAAAGATTCTGTGCTACTTAAGAACCCTAAACAGGTAAGTGATTCTTTCTTTAGACAATGGTTGGATGCCGTTGGGACAGGTGGTATTGCGTTGGCTGGGGGCATGCCTGTCTTCCAGTCATTTTACAGAATGTATAAACGATCAGGTCAAACTCTTCGTAGAAATAGGAAAAACAAGCTTG